GTACTGTACGTATGTAATACGGGCTGTGCCTTGCATGTATGCCGCTTGCACTATCTACTAGCTGCGACACTGTACCGCTAGGCTTAACGCATGTTATGGCAGCAGAAACAGGAATGCCCAACTGCTTTGCCAACGCCTTGTTGGTATAGACAGCCTGTTTCTTTAGGTCTTCCAACACTCCAGCCAAACCATCTTTAGCAAACAGAAGTGGGTTATCCATGATGCCCGTTAGACTAACTCCCAACAACCTTTCTTCCTCTGTATTACGTTTCCAGATAGTCCGTAAGTATTTAAAGTTTGTAAGGCAAGACTGAAACGTACCTAATATAGTGGCCTGTCTCACCTTTTTATTTAAAGATTGAGCGGTATCGTGAGGCCGTACTACCACCTCTGACAGATTACAGAACTGATAAGGACGTAGAATAATCTCTGAGCAGGGGTTTGTACCCCACACATGGCCTTCTTCTCGCCGTTTTGTTTTTGCTACCTGTGTATTAGCAGCCGCCCTGTTAAAGATACCCCGCTCTCCTGATTTACTTTCGTACAGCGAAAGCCACTCGCGCATGAACGTACCCATTTCAGGTGTACTTCTATAGCTCACACTATTATTTGCTAAGTTTCTTTGAGCTTCATACTTCCACCATTCTCCTGATTTAGCGTGACGCATTTGATCATCACCTAAATTAGACAGAGATATAAGTGCACTTCTTCGTACACCCCCAACAACAACTACATCTCCGATCTTGCACATAATATCGTGGCACTCTATGGGGTATAGCCTACGCCCAACAGCACTCGTAAACTTTGCTATACAAAAATGAAATAGGTCTTCAAGTGGCCCCGGCCCTGACGCTCTACCGCCAAACGTTTTAAGTCTAGCTCCAGCAGGACGAACTCGTGATACATCCCACTTAGGTATCTGTCCTGCATACAGACAGGCAATCAACTCACGCAGAGACTTCACCCAACCGATACGACTGTCATCTACAACTATCATGGTATTGCTACGGTTAAATGTTTCGCTTACAACGGGCAGCTTGTCTACGTGATCTCTCTCCACACTAAAGCCTACACCCGTGCCATTCATTAGAATGTACATTGCCTCGTCAAAGGCACGAGGATTATCTATAGGTAAGTATGAGCAGTTGTATGCGCCTACATTGCAACGATCTAAAGCTGGCCCCGCTGTCATCACGGCTCTCATGCTAGGCATAACCTCAAGTCCTATAACTGCCTGTTCAAGTTCAGTTCTTAATTCTTTTGACAGCTTATAAGACTGCTTCTTTTCTAGTTCACCCTCCATATAATCAAAGTATCTAGAGACTGTCTCTGCCCATGTCTCTCTCCTGTTCGCTTCCTCATTCCATCGTGCATATCGTGACATAGCTATAAAATTTTGATAGCTTGTAGGTAGTACGTTGCTCATTTATTTGACCCTTCCTGTATGACATTAATTTTATTAACCACCATGCCATCTACATCATAGAAATATTCACGTAAAGAATCCTCAACTTCGTCCGACACGTATCCATCAACAGGCATGGGGTATTCCTCAGTGTCAATACTTAATGTCATCAGAACCTTTATAATCATTTTACCACTCTTTCAATAACCTGCTTAGATACCATTCTGCCTTCAGCAAATCCTTCTTTGGTTCTGCTGGATGCTTGTGACGATACCGACTAACATACTTCAATATGTTTCCCTTAAGGTAGCCCTTAAATTCTTCTGCCGACATAGACTGCTTAATCAAGTCTATAGTTTCTAGTCCATTTGCATTGTAATGTTGTGGACTGTTTACATCATCCTGATGTTCAACATCGCTAGGCAACTCACCACTGTATGTCATTAGAGTAGGCATGTTAGTGTCTCTCCTTCTTAGGATTAAAATCTATCTTGATAACATTATTTTCTGTACTCACAATCTCTGCCTTTCTCTCACCACCGTTAAGCTTTTTCTTTGCGTCCTCAGAATACCTTTCGTTTACCAGCCACGCTGCCATCTCTCGTATCTCGTCATGCTCATCGTATATAGGTACGCAAGCACATATCATCTGGCAGAAGAAGAGTAACGCGCCCATCTCGTCTGTGTCTAAGCACGATTCATCGGACGATATTATACTTATTTCTACCTCGCCTGTCCAGCTTAAACTTTCATTTAATTTTGGTCGGACCTGTATTAAGAAGTCCTCCTTATCTATATGTTCATTCACTTGATCTTCCTTTTGTTGCCCTTGAATTTAACAAACTTGCTTACGTTCTTTCTCTTGCTTTCCTTTAACCAATCTTCAGGAATTACGCGATCAAAATATTGAAAGTCATATTTAATACACCACTGTCCATACGTGGACTTAGCTCCCTTTCTAAGCTTACGTCTGCTATTCTCAAACACAAAGCGAATATCAAGTTCTGGGTGCTGCTTCTTAATACATAAGTGCTTACGTCTATCAGCAGTAGTAAACATTCCCTTTGTCTCAATAATAATATTATTGTTCAAAACAAAATCGGGAGTGTAGGTCCGGTAAGCCAAGTCTTCCCACTCAATCTTTATAGCCTCGTACTTATATTTAATATAAAGTTTGTCGAGGTATTGGGAAACTTTGTGCTCTAACCCGGACCTATACCCGTGCTTACGCGCAGCTATGAATTGCCGTGCGTCCACCTACGCTACCTCTCCCGCTATGTAAACATAATCTACCATCTTAGGACTAACCGCACGTGATGGTATCATTGGCCTTTGCTGTAGTGTAGGCCAACAATCTTTTCTGTAATCACAGAAACTGCATGTCTTGGTTAGAATCTTATTGCCTGTAGACTTGCCCCTAAAGAACTCAGTCTCTGCCTCAAAGCATCGTTCAAACACATTCTCCTTTAGTTTCTTGAGAGAGGTATTTATTTTATCACACTCTTTCTCAATGTCAAGTCCAGTAGCAGGAACATACTTGAAGTCTCCGCTAGCTTTATTGATCACCCACCAACCACCTGCCTTTTTACCAAGACCCTTTGCGTAACCAGCTAGTTGTGCTACATACCCAAAGTCATCCATGTTGTAAAGCTTATCGTAAGACTCAAACTTATTTTTATATGACCAAGCTGACGCAGACTTGATATCATCAACAGCACCATTAATACTTATGTCTGCTGTGCCAGAAACTTTAGCTCCCTCGTCAAACTCCACAGTAGTTTTCTCATTCTCCTCATACTCAACGCCAGCTTCTGTAAGTATGGCCTTGAATACAGCTTCCACGATATCCCCTATCATCATGTTCATTACAAATGTAGTTGGTCGTGGCATTGCAACGTCCGGTTTATTTTTATCATACCATAGCTGGCAAACGGGACGCCCAACGTTGGACATGCGGGGTTTAAACGTCCCTCTCTTTGAAGTACTACCGAATTGACGGTGCAACGCAGCCCGTATATCTTCGCACACTTTATCTATCGTGTCCTCCGACATATCCGTAGCATCACCTTTTGCATTCTCAAGGTACTGATGCACCGCCAACTCAGCAGGATGGTTCATTATTTGTCCTCCTTTGTTAAGTCACCCAAATCTTTCTCTTCTACCTGTGCAGCATGTACTTGTGCAATTTCCTGCTGTGCTGCATTAATCATACTGTGTACTTCTCTGTATGGTTTTGTTGCCATATAGTTAAGTATACTATCAAGTAATTGTGGTGAAATCATTACTGAATTGTCTCCTCAACATTTATAAACTGCTCAACAACATCAAGAGCTTGGTCATCCGGCAAGTCCCATGCCGAATTTAACTCATCACCTACCTTGTTGCTGTCATTCCACGAAGACAGAATATACTCATTATAATTTGCAATCCAATCAATAAAGGATGCGAACATAGTCTGATTGGATTCCTCAATAGTGAGTGTCTCTGAGAGGTTCAAGTCTACAGCGGGAACATAATAAGAATTACCGTTAGGCAACTTACGTTCCGCAGTTGTGGCAGTGATACGGTGCTGCACTGGCAGTCTCTTATTTTGAAAGAGCGTTTGAAACGGTCCACCCATAGTCTTAAAGGCTTCTCTGTTATCAACTTCCCAGATGAAAGGAACTTCGCCCACCTCGTCTGGCTCTCCCAAAATGTTTATCGACTCTGGCATCTCCACTGTGCCAAACACAACACGCACTCGTTTGATCTGGCGAATGAGGTTCTGCATATCTTCTGGCAAAGCTTTGAAGTCTTCAATGTAGCCAGCAGGTTTGCCACAATTAAACTTGCCCGAAGTATCCTTCAGATCAATGTTCAATGTGTCTGCCATCACAGTTTTGATGAAGGCATTCTTCGTATCACCCACACCCTTGACAAAACGCTTATACATAAAGCGTTGCATGTATGGACGAATGCTAATCTCAGACGAGAAGTATGTCTGCTCTGTGTCGGGAAGCTCTAGCTTGTAAGTTCCTCCCTCTACAACTTCGACATTGACCTTCTTCTTGTTTACCTCTGCCGTACCCATTACAGGTGCGTGGTTAATCCTTAGCCGTGCAAGAGTACTCTTGGATTTATTACTCGTTGGCGCTTCTCCAGAAATACCCATAGCTTTAGCCATCTCAGCATAATTATCTGTGTCAATAGTAGTTAAGCTCATTTACATGTTCTCCTTTTTTTGTAAAGTCTGCAGTTATATCACGATAAGTCCTTAGTGTCAAGCCAATTGTTTCCAATCTTTGCTTCTAGTAACAGCGGTACATTGAAGTCAACACCCCACTGCTGTAGTATTAAAGAGTGCAAAGATTTGTTAGTGTTATCAATAACTTCTACTACATATGCTTCCTCCTGTGGATGAACATCTACGACGATACTGTCATGTACTGTGTTTACAATACAAGATTGCTTACCTTTCAGTAACTCCTCCATGTACAGCAGGGCCAGTGGCACTATGTCTGCTGTAGCAAAAGACTGTACTGGATAGTTCTTGATCTGTGTAAAGAATGTTGGATCGCCATTGCGTCTACGTGCCACATCTGGAAACGCAAACTCTCTGTGTGAGGGTGTCTTCACTACACCTGTATTTAAAGCTTCAGAGGCGAGGCGTGAGTGCCATTCAGATATACCCTTGTACTTGCTCACGAAATGTCTGTAGTAAGCAGCCACGCTCTCTCCTCTGCCGTAACCAGTAGCTCCATACAGAGGTGCAAACGTGTGCGCCTTTGCTTCCTGTCGAGTGGTAGGCAGTCCAGCATCCGATATAACTTTAGCTGTGTAGCTGTGTACATCGAAGCCTTCCGACACTTCTCGCATAGCTATCTCGTCCTGCGACAGAAAGGCTGCTGTTCTAAACTCCAACTGTGCAAAGTCAGCCTCAAGTATTCTGCCCCCATCAAAGCGTGACACAAACACACGCTTGATAGGAAAGGTTCCTCCACGTGGCATGTTCTGCATGTTGGGATTGCGACCACTGAACCTGCCTGTAGATGTCATGTGCTGTGTTAGCTGCACGTGCAGCATACCATCCCCCTTCGTAAAGGACTTTATACCATCCACAAAGGATGACAGGTATGTGTCGAGAGCACTCAACCTACGCACATTCTTAAGAAATGTGGCAGCTTCAATCATATTCTTACCCAAAGCTATCTGCTCTAGCATCTCAAGATTGGACTTGCTTGTGCTAAACCCGTGTGCACTTACCCACTTGATGCTGGGTGCGGAAAACTTTAGTCCAGCTAACTCTTTCGTTGGGCGAAACAAATACCCTATGCCACTGCACGGGGAACATTTTGTTGGTCGAGCAAACGGAGAGCCATCCTTCTTAGTCTTGCGTACCTTACCTGCACCATAACAAAAGCCACACTGAACAGCGTGTGCCTTGTATATCTTATTAGACAGGTTACTAACCGTGTTGTTGAAGTCAGCCTTTACCATGCCATAAGTAAACTCATCTGCCCACCGTCTCTTATCTTTTGGTTTACGTGAATAGATCACCCATGATAATTGTTCTGGTGAGTTTAAATTAATAGGCACATCTCCCATTAACTCAGTGACCTGTAGATCAACAGCCTCTTCCAACTCTGCCTTCTCAATCTCAAACTCTTCCTTAACTCTAGCTAGAGCTTGTTGGTCAATCTTAAACCCTCGTTGATATATACGAGCAAGCGACACAGCTACACGATTAGACAGAACAACAGGTTCCATCAACATAGAATCGGGAGGTGTGCTCAGTCTTTTATACAACGTATCACATAACTCCTGTGTCGCATGAAGATCAGCACTGAGATATGCGGACAGTTCCTCGTGTGGTATATCTGCAACAGACACACCCTTAGATAGATACTCTTTTAAAGTGTCTCGCTTCTTCGTGTTCAGATCGTAACGTTCCGCACAAACCTCTAGCGACAGCGGCTGCTTCTGTCCACGTTGCAGTACGTACTCTGCAAGCATGGTGTCAAAGACAGGACCATCATACTGAAACCCACTCTCCCATAGCCACACAAGATCATGTACTATATTGTGTCCTATGAGTATCGTAGCTCTGTCTAGTAATTCCTGTACACCAGCACCATCAAAGTTTATGAGATGCATACCCTCCGTCTCTGTAGGCTGTCCATAAACAGAGTTGTGGTAGATGGTGAATAACTTTTCCTCTCCTTTGTCTGTTAGTGTGCCTATCATTACGAGATCATTGTCTGTCTCAAAGGGATCGAAGTGTGTCTTGCCATCCCTCTCAGTGACGGTGTGTTCTATGTCAAGCGTTAGCTTCATTTGCTTTCTTCCTTATTTTTTTCATTCCTCGTTCTTGCCTAGCTAGATACTTCTCGTGAGCAGCTTTAATGTCCAGCCATCTCTTAAGAGTAAACCGCTTACGTATCTTGCGTTCATTCATATCTGGATCACCTGAATGGCAGGTCATGTATGCCCACTTACGTCCTTCCTTTACATACACAATACGAAGACCACTACCAATACGGGGTGCCTCATCCCCTAGCTGTATATCGTAGCGTTGTCCGTATTTCTCCTGTTTTATTCTATCCCACACATCCCACTTACTTTCTCCTTGCACCTCTTTTTGCTTAATCTTTCTGGGCCTACCTCTCTTTGGTTTGCGGCGTAGAAAGTCGGGTATCGTTAGCATGTCATCATTAAATGTCATGGTATTTTTTATCTCCGTAGAACAGGGTTATCTCGTCTCCCGCTAGTATGGGGCTGCGAGGAAGTAGGTATCTTACTCTAACTGCTGGTCCTCTGTCAAGGTTATCTCTCGTTCCCAACAAAACCCACTGCAAATTAAAGGCTGCAATTGCTGTGTCGGTTCTTAAATAAACTTCATCCTCTGATGTTATGCAGTTTGGCGTTTCGCTGTGGTTTATAAAGGCACCCAATGCTGTACGCATCCAACCCAAAAGAGGGTGGTAGACATGCGTAGCCACAGTGGACAACATAATTAAATCCTC